ACCAAAATAATTTGAATAATATAAAACACTACCCCTCCCTTTGAAACTATGTTATAATGTATCCAGGAGGTAACTATGGAAAAATTAAAAAAGCATATAACAATCGGAATCACTGACACTGACCAATGTGGTATTCAGATATCACCTGAGATGCAGGCGTCTGAAGCATTCCAACTTACAGGTACTCTTGCGCTACATATACTTAATTCCTACTTTAAAGTAGCAACGTCTCAACTTTCCAATCTTTCGAATGAGGAGTTGAACGCTGCTTATACAGGTATTAAGGAATCTATGTATGACGCTATGGACAACGTATTCTCTACAGTTCTAGCACAGTTCTATCCTAGCGCCCCTAAATACTCTATAGAGGACGAAGCTATTTTAGAACTTACTAACAAACTTATTGAGGAACGTTATGACCAATTAACACCTGAAGAACAAAAGGCTTATTCAGAAGGCTATAGACAAACCAGAGCTAGATTGGAAGAAACACGTGCCGAGTCTGAAGGAGCTTAGGGACCAACGCATTTCCCAGTTAATTGAAGACATTAACAGCCAGCCTGTTTTAGCTCAGGTTGTAGACCAACAGGCTGTTCAGGAGTTTAAACCTAATACGGTTCAAGAGTATTTCGAGAACACACACCTGCCTGAATACAACACACACGAAGGTTCTATTCTTGACATACTCTACAACCAACGTAGGTGTCCGAGGTGTAACTCACTGCTTGAACCTACGCCATCCATATCTGGAGCGCCTAGCACAGATTGGCTGGAGTGTTCAAACAAAGTCTGTAATACGTTCGTAGATACGTACCATCCGATGGAACACCAACAATCCGTTCATAAAGATTCACACAGAATCATTGGGAACTTTGGTTCCTACGGAACAGGGAAAACGAAAACCAGTGAGAAAGAAATTGAGAAACATATTTTCTTAACACCTAATGCAAACATTCTATTAGGTGCGAACATTACATCTCAATATGAACAAACCTTACTTAGGGATTTCGAGAAGAGTTTCCCTCTAGCCTTCATGGAGTCACGTTCTCAACAAAAGGGATACATTGACTTCATCAACGGAGCCCGTCTTATGTTGCGTCCATTCGACGACCCAGACAAGCTACGTTCTAACAACTACTCTTTGGTGGTTATGCTGGAAGCATCTGAGATAAATGCAGATGCGTTTCACCAATTGAAGACTCGTCTACGTAACACTGCAGCTACAAACCCTAAGACAGGTGCAGACTGGCGTAAGCTTATTTGTGAATCAAACCCTGACTCAGGTTGGATAAGAACTGACGTACTACTTGTTTCAGACCAGATATATCAACACGGGCGCTTTGCGGATGAGGACTATTCCTACCAACAAGACCCGCTATCTATTGACAAGTCTATTGCTACACACGTAGCTAGTACAGACGTTAACCATTTCCTTCCACCTGACTACATTCAGGTTAACTCAAGGAACAAACCAGAGTGGTGGGTTAAGAGATTCCTTCATGGTTCATTCTTATTTGCTGAAGGTTTAGTTTATCCACATGCTGCTAAATGTGTTGTGCCAACACCTAGGGATTCAGAGGGTAACCCACTGACACCTAAACACTTCCCAGATTGGAAGATACTAGTTGCGCACGACTACGGACTTATGGACGAAGCGACATTTGTCTATGCAGGTGTAGATAAGAAACGTAATAAGTTAGTTGTTTATAAGGTTGACCATACTAACAACGCTCCACTTAAGGACCTAGCTGCACTATTTAAGTTAGGTACTAAGGACATTGCGTTTGGTCAATTGTATACAACACCGATTATAGACCCTAAGAATAACAAGAGAGACTATAATAAGAAGGACTTAATATCCCATTACCAAGATTATGGGATTACTTTTAAGCCTGGACATGTTAATGTTGAGGCTAGAATTGTTAGGCTAAACGATTACATCGAGGCTGGCTGTCTAGAAATATGGGATTGCTGTGATTTCCTTATCAAAGAAATCAAAGATTATAAGTTCAAGCCTAAGACTTTGGACGATAAGAGCTCTGATAATAAGCCTATAGATGCTAGAAACCACGCTATCAACCCACTAGAGTGGATAGTTATGGAACTTCCAGCGAATCCAAACCGTCTGATACTGACAGGATACGATGAATATGGGCGTCCGATGTCAGAAGAAGAGGAAAAATTACATGCAAGTTCCAACAGAGTGTGGCAACTTGATGACGAATCGAGCTACGATTCATTACAATTAGACCAATCCTTAGCGTTTGGTATAGAAGGAGGACTATTTTAGATGATAAATATTTTATTTTTTATAATAGGAGCCCTTATCACATTGATTCTAACTAAACAACCACTGCAAATTAAGGTACATCACATGTATGAAAACGTAAATCCCCCAATATCTGACGTAGATATGGAGGCTTTGGAAGAAGGAATGTTGAAAGAGGATCCTAATAAAGATGATTTATACAGTAAATTAGACACAGTGCTAACTGATGTTAATAATATTATGGGAGGTAGTGATAGATAATGGCGAAAGATGTAGAAAAAGAGAATAAGAAAGCTATAAAAGACTGTTATGGTTCTGATTTGCTACCAGCAGGTGTGACTCTTGAGTCTATTAAAGACAGAATCAAGGACACAGACGCAAGATATGCTAAAGTTTTAGAAAGAATGCGCATCCTTGACGGTACTGACCGTGGAAAATTATGGGATGTTGTTAAGGCTAAGTTCCCTAAATACCAATTAACACCAGATTCTAACTGGGTTAACTACATTAAAGAGAATTTATTAGCATCAATCTACACAACTGGTAGATATGCAGAGCTAATGCCTAAGTCAACAGACGATATTAAGTTCTGTAACGAGTTTAACTCAGCACTTAGTACAATCTGGGACAACATTAATGCAGAATACTACGAGTATTTAGCAGGAGAACGTGCATCATTGTTGAATATAGGTATAACAATGGTAGGTTGGAGAAAGGATATCATAGGTGGAACTAAGAATCACTTCTATCAAGGGGATATAATCTTCAAGAACATAGACCCAATGAAGTTCAGACGTGATCCATACGCTGACGTGTTTGATAACTCAGAGTTCTGCTACTACTATGATGACTATTCACTAGCAATTATCAAATCAAAAGATAAATATGCTAAACGTATAGCAGAAATTGAGAAAGCAGTTGGTACTCTTAAGGATAATGGAGTAATATCTGACATTGTTCCAGCAGCAACTGACAGACAAAAGACTGCTAATACACAAGCTAACTACCATAAGTTAACTTATTACTACACTGTGTACAGTGTGGATACAAAAACAGATAGAGACGGGTACAAGATTGCTGAAGTACACTTACTTGATGACAAGTATGTACTATTCTGTAACCCAGACTTGAAACCAAAGATGTTCCCATTCGCATTACTATACTGTAATGAACCAGCTGGAGATATAGTTGGAGCATCTGAACCAGCTAAACAGTTTGCATCTAACTTAACATACAATATGCTTAACTCAATCTATGCGACTCACGCTTATAAAGCACAACGTCCACCAAGATTCGTTAGTGCATCTTCAGGTATTAACCTAAGACAGTTTGCTAAGTACGGTAACGATGCAGACAGAACATTCATCGTAAACGGTGACGCTACTCAAGCAGTACACTACGGACAATTCCCACAACTTCCACCTGAATTGTTACAAGTTAAACAAGATTTAGGTAGAGATATTAAGGATTGTTCTGGTGTTGATGAGATGTATGCAGGTAAGAATACAGGATCCATCCAAACAACAGGAGGTATGGACACTCTTACTGAGATGACTAGTCAAAGAGATAATCAAAAACTATTACAGTACGAAATGTATGTAAGACGTTTAACTGAATTAGTTGTTAACAACTTAGTACAGTTTGGTGATAAACGTAGTTACACAATTAAGGACCCTATCACACAAACAATTAAGGATGTTGTATTAGATTTCCCTAAGGTTGATGACGATATTAGATTCAGATATACATTAGACATTCAAACATACTTGCCAAGAAATAAAGCAAGACTTGCATCTATTGCTAATATGTTGCTTGAGAAACAAGCACAATACCAACCTGATCCTGAGATCATTACAGTTGAGGAATGGTTATTGATGCAAGACATACCATTTAAGGATATGATATTTAAACGTATGGGAATCCAACGTAACACTATGATTACAGAACAAGTTGCTAAAACATTAGAGATGTTCTCGACATTGGTTGACGGTGGTTATGATCCTGACGCAGCAGTTGATGCAGTCGCTGCACAATTACAAGCAGATCAAATGACTAACACATTAGGTAACACTGCTACAGCTCAAGACATTGCTGGTTTAGTTGGAGGTACTCCACAAGCAGCACAGATGGGTGCAGCTGGTCAAACAATGAATCCAGAAGTTATGTAATAAATTTAAACAGTCTTTGTTGACTGTTTTTTATTTTTATATTATAATGTATTCAGATAGGCATAGGCTTCCGTCAGCCGTATGACGTGTAGTCTATCTACCTCTGTGAACTCGGCAATCACAAAGATAAGGAGGATAAAGATGCCAGAAGATTATCAAGCTATATTTGATGGTTTAGGTATTGACACATCGAATGCAGGAGCACCTGCTGGAGATGGAGGAGATGCTGGTAACCAACCAACTCCACCTGCGAGTAACGCTGGAGACGGCGGGCAACCTACTGGACAACCTGCTACACCTGCAACACCAACTGGTGATGACGGGCAAGGCGAAGGAAATCCACAAGGTGGTCAACCACAAGCTGGTGAAGATGACAAGCAACGTAGTGCTAATGAAGCATTCGCTGCTATGCGAACTGAAAATACTAAATACAAGAAATTCATTCAACACATGATGAAGGGTGCTAATTTCAATGGTGATGAAGCTGCTTTCATAGATGCTTTAACTGAAGCGTCTTACCAAAGACAAGCTAAACAACAAGGAAATCAGGTAAGCCCAGAGTTGTTGAAACGTATGGACTCTCTTGAGAATCAGAATCGTACATTAATAGATGCTCAAAATCGTCAATTGTTTACAGCTAATTTAAGAAACTTACAAGAGACTCTTAAGTTAGATGAGAACGATTTGAGAGACTTCGTCAATTTGGCAGTAAATGAAAAGATAGATTTAACTATCCCAGGTACTAACTTCGTTACATTATATCAAGGTTTATTCTTCGATAAACTTAAAGATAGAATGATTGAGGAAGCTAGACAAGAGTGGATAGAACAAAATACAAAGTCTAGCAATGCTGCAAACCCAGATGGGAAGTCGGGTAAAAAAGACCCAACCCCAACAAATGTAAACACAATGGCAGAGTTCGATAGCCTATTACAATCCATTCCTAAAGATAAATAGAAATGTTTTAAATTAGGAGGTAGATAATTATGTTAAATGCTTTAAATCCAGTTACTAATATAAACTCATTCATTGAGTACTTTACTAATCATGGATATTCAATCAGACCTGAATTATTCTATGATAAACAATTATTAGATACTATCCGTTTAGATGAATCACACTTTGTGTTTTACAGATTAGCAAATACTACACCAATCCAAGGCGGTGCAGAAAAATTACAAATTCGTAGATGGGCTCCATTACAAGCTCATACTGAACCTTTATCTGAAGGAGTTCCTCCATTCAGTGACAAAGGTTCTATGGAAAGTTACGAAATTGGAACATTCAGTTATGGACGTTATATGGAATTCACTGATAGAGTAGACTTCGAAACTATCGATCCAGTTATAGCACACTATACAAAAGAATATGCTATAGTTGCTATGGAAACTTTAGACTTATTAGCAAGAGATGCTTTAACTACTGTAGCTCAAGCAGCTTACGCTAACTCTAAAGCTAGCTTCGAAAACCTAGAAATCGGAGACGTTCCAACATTAAATGACTTACGTATCATTGCATTATCAATGAAGAAACAATTAGTTAAACCTAGAAATGGAAATAGATACCATGTTATAGGTACTCCTGATTTCTTCTTCGATATGATCAGTGACTCATTAGTTGAAAAATATATGACTATTAACCAAACTACTAAAGGATTCTATGATGACATGGGACCTATCCCAGCTATGTTTGGTTTAGAGTTCTACGAAACAATGCACATTGATGACAGTGGTGAATACACTACTTCTGAAGGTACATTCTTACGTACATTCAAATTAAATGATGATGGAAGTTATACTTACCAAAATCTTGATGAAGCTACTTACAAAGTTGCTGCTGAAGATAACTACGTAAGAGAATCTAGAACTGGTCAAAAAGCTTCATATATTCCAAATCT